AAAAACTTGGAATCGGTCAAAGTCTGGTGCAATGCGTGAAGCAATTGGTGTACCTTACTTTCGACAGGTACCTACTGAGGCAGTTGCTGCGGGTGCGCTTGCTCTAGAGTATGGTGCGATGAAATACGATAATCGGAATTGGGAAAAAGGACTCCCATACCAACAAATGATTGATAGTCTCAAACGCCACATTGAAGATTTTGAACGTGGTCGAGATTACGATGATGGCGAAGGTGGAAGTGGACTTCCTCACATTGCCTTGATAATGTCTTCTGCAATGATGCTCACTGCATCTGTGATTCGTGGAATCGGAGAAGATGACCGTCTACCAGCAGTAGACGATAAAGCACTGACTGCTAAAGAATGTGCAAAGTGGATTCAAGCACAACTTGAAAATGCCCCTAAAATTATGGAGAAAAAATGATGAAAATTAGTAATGAAACCTTGAGCGTACTTAAAAACTTTTCGACTATCAACCCTGGTGTTGCAGTTGAAGTAGGTTCAAAGATTCGAACTGTGAGTGGACAAAAGAACATTCTTGCGGAAGCAAGTGTCGGTGAAGCATTTGATGCACCCTTTGCAGTCTATGACTTGAACCAATTCCTAGCAACCGTGTCTCTGTTCGAAGCACCCGATTTTGAATTCGGTGATAAGTCCGTTACCATTTCCAGTGGTAAGAACAAATCCAAATACTTCTACACTGATAAGTCTATGATTATCACACCACCTGATAAAGACTTGTCGCCACTACTTGAAGACTCAGAAATCAAGTTCAATGTGAGTCAAGGTCAAATTGCAGAAGTTCTTCGTGCGGCATCTATCCTTCAAGCACCTGAAGTTGCGGTGATTGGTTCTGATGGTGCGAACATCACACTGACTGCATTCGACAGTAAGAATTCGACTTCAAACACATTCGATGTTGAGGTGGATACTACTGCGTCTGGAAACTTCAAGATGATTTTCCGTACAGAAAACTTGAAGATGATGAGTGGTGATTATCTAGTGGAAATCACTTCAAAGGGTATCTCACGTTGGACAGGTAAGAAAGCAACATACTACATTACTACTGAACAAGCATCTACTTACTCTGCTTAAACTTTATATTATAGGTGATGAATATGCGTGATGAATTTCTATGGGTGGAGAAGTATCGCCCAAAAACAATTAAAGAAACCATTCTTCCAACTGGTTTGAAGAAGACGTTTCAAGAGTTTGTAGATAACGGTGAACTACCTAATCTACTTCTATCAGGTACACAAGGTACGGGTAAGACAACGGTTGCTCGTGCTTTGTGTGAGGAAATCGGTGCAGACTATATCGTTATCAACGGTTCGATGAACGGTGGTATTGATACACTCCGCAACGATATTAAAAACTTTGCATCTACCGTTTCACTTGGCGGTGGACGTAAGGTTGTCATTCTAGATGAGGCAGACTACCTAAATCCTCAGTCTACTCAACCTGCACTGCGTGGTTTCATTGAAGAATTCAGTAAGAACTGTTCGTTCATTCTTACATGTAACTTCAAGAACCGTATCATTGCACCACTACATTCTCGTTGTTCTGTTATCGACTTCAAGTTGGATAATGGGGAGAAACCAAAACTTGCTGGACAATTCTTCAAGCGAGTATTGACTATCCTAGAGACAGAAGGTGTGACTGCAAATCAGAAAGTAGTTGCAGAAGTAATCAACCGTCACTTCCCAGATAACCGCCGCATTCTAAACGAACTGCAACGGTATGGTGCAAGTGGTACGATTGATGAAGGTATCCTAGCACAATCTAGTGATGCCTCTATGAAAGACTTGATGACTTCTCTTAAAGCAAAAAACTTTAAAGAGATGCGTAAATGGGTTGCGTTGAATATCGACAATGACCCTGTTCAAGTGTTTCGTAGTTTGTACGATAGTGCGACAACTTATGTTGCCCCTCGTTCAATCCCCCAGTTAGTGGTTACAATCGCTGACTATCAGTACAAGAGTGCATTTGTAGCAGACCAAGAAATTAATTTGGTTGCTTGTTTGACTGAATGCATGGTCGAATGTGAATTTATTTAAGGACTAAATAAATGAGTAACCCATTTGATTATGTAAACAGCATCAACGTATCGAAAGAGAACTTGATGCGAGGTACAGAGAATGACGAACTAGCAGAAAAAGGTTTTGACCCTTTTCTAACAAATCGTTCACTCTCTTACTTTGAAGATACCGTAGGCATGGCGAATGAGATGAATCAACGCTCTCAGATAGATAAAATTCTACAATATGAATTTTTACTAAATACTATTAGAAAGCGTAAACGCTTCGCCAAATGGATAAAACCAGAAAAGGATGATACTATCAAGGTTATCCAAGAGTTCTATGGTTACAGTCGAAAAAAAGCAGAAGTTGCTGCATCTATGTTAACTGATGGACAGATTATTGAACTAAAAGCAAAACTAGAAAAAGGTGGATTGAAATGAACATAACTGTTGATGACTTGGTTGAAGTCACACTCGCAAAGGAAGACGATTTCCTAAAGGTGCGTGAAACCCTAACTCGTATTGGAGTTGCATCACGCAAAGACAAGAAACTATATCAGTCTTGTCATATTCTTCACAAGAAGGGCAAGTATTACATTGTACACTTCAAAGAGTTGTTTGGATTAGATGGTAAACCAAGTAACTTTGCAGAAGGTGATATTGCAAGACGTAATACGATTGTCAACTTGCTTGTGGAATGGAATCTCATTAAAGTTATCAACGGGTCAAAAATTGAAGACCCAGTTGCTCCGCTATCGCAAATTAAAATTCTCCCACACAAAGACCGTGGTGATTGGGAACTTGTAGCAAAATATAATATTGGGAAGAAGAAAGTTTAATATGCAAATGACAATTGAACGCCCACTAGGGTACTATAAAATGGCAGAAGATGTAAAAGACCCAGTAGTTGCAACAGAGCATTCTGCGTGTTTCGATTTACATGCTTATATCCCACATGGTTCTGAATATACCATGTACTCAAAACATAATGTTAAAGGAACTGGAACCTCGACTAATGTCGATGGTGGTATGATTCGTGTATCGCCAGGTGACAGAGTTCTAGTACCAACAGGTTTGATATTCGACATTCCTAATGGATGTAGTGTTCGTCTACATGCTCGTAGTGGTCTCTCGTTGAAGCAAGGACTTGTTCTTGCGAATGCGGAAGGCGTAATTGATTCTGATTACGTTGACCCTACGTTTGTGATGATTACCAACATCTCTAGTGAGATGGTCGATATCAAAAATGGCGATAGGATTGCACAAGCAGAATTGGTGTATCAACCAAACTTTGCAATCATGCCTATCGCACATGCGCCACAACAAAAAACATCTCGTGAAGGTGGATTTGGTTCTACTGGCGTATAAATAAAACGGTGATGGATACGCTCTATGAGGTATCCTACTTCGTAATGTGAAATAACAAATCTTGCTTTTTTAAAAAGGAGAAACAAAATGACAAGAACTTTTGACCCATTCACGGTCGGTTTTGACCGCATCTTTGACGAATTTGAGAACATTGCATCTCGTAAACATACCGTCAAATATCCCCCATACAATATCCGCAGAGCAGGCAATCAGTACATGATTGACATGGCAGTTGCAGGGTTCAAGAAATCGGATATTGATATTGAATTTAAGAAGGATACTCTCACGGTTATTGGTCGTGCAAGTAACCCTCTAGAAGACGAAACGGATTCCGAAATGAAATGGATTTACCGTGGACTCGCAAATCGGGACTTCACTCACAACTTTAAAGTTGCATCCAACGTAGAGGTAAAGCAAGCATCCATGGAAGATGGTATGCTTCATATCTTGCTAGAAGAGTTTGTTCCAGAAGAGGACAAACCTCTTAAAATTGAGTTGAAGTAACTAAATAAGATGGGGCGAGGAAACTCGCCCTATCCCTATGTACATAAAATGAAGGAACCTATACATGTCTTTTCCCCTTACCAAAGAAACCTTTGCTAAACTATTTCCTCGTTGCGCTGACCCCGAAGGTTGGGTTGATGCGATGGCAGAGGTACTACCCAAATACGAAATCGACACCCCAAAACGCATTGCATCATTCATTGCTCAGTGTGGTCACGAAAGTGGCGGTTGGCGTGTCTTCTCAGAAAACCTAAACTATTCTGCAAAAGCATTGGATGCCGTTTTCGGTAAATACTTTGTTCGTGCAGGTCGAGATGCAAACGAATATGCAAGACAACCTGAAAAGATTGCGAATGTGGTTTACGCTAATCGCATGGACAATGGCGATACTGATAGCGGTGATGGTTGGCGATATCGTGGTCGTGGTCCCATCCAATTGACAGGTAAAGCAAACTATGCTGCATTCTCTGCTGACATGGATGTAGATGCAGTAGACAATCCAGACAAGGTTTCAGAAGATAAGGAGATGGCATTGATGAGTGCAG